CTATATGTATGTGTTACATGAACGCCTGATACATCAACACTTAGTGTATCAATTGTGCATGAAGTACTTGTAGCTAAAAATAAAAGGAGCAGTAATTTTTTCATCATCATTTGTACCTATCATAATTTTGGTCCGAACGGAAGAACCTTGGTAGATCCGCCTGGTTTCCATACAATGCCTGTGCTTTTTTTCTATCGAAGTCTTCTGGAGACATTCCCTTTTTGGTCTTATGAAGCGACATACATAAGTACCGTAACGCATCAGCATAGTGCGAAGCCCATGACTTGACTGGCTTGGGTAAATACATCTGTTTCGCTTCGTCCCATTCTTTTCTGTAGTTCTCAAGTGCATTAATAAGCGAACGACACTTTTCAGCGTCAATCCAGAACTTATTGAAGTGAGTCCATACATTTTCAATGCCATCAATAACACCAACTTGATCTACAAGGGTAAAATCTAAACCAAGTTGTCGTGCTTTTTCGTACCGAGTTACCGCTCCACCACCCCATTCACGAACCTTGATATCATGTGGTGCAAAATGCTTGCCGTATTTGTATGGTTTATCCTGAAGTATCTTTGCATAATGATCTAGCCCAAGATTATTGTTAGAGTAACAATCGATAATACGTATAACACTACCGTCGCCCACAACATTAAAAAAGATAATAGTCGTAGCATCATTTACTCCTATATCCCATACAGTATACGTTAGTAATCCCGGTTCCCATGGTACGTGTCCTATCTGTCCCTTAAGCTTAAGAGCATCAAGGTAAGTACCGTAAAAGCTTCCTGATATACCGCGTTCAAAACTACATTCATACTCCTGTAAATATAAACCTTCATCCATCTGTGCACGTTCTTGATGCAAGACTTCTGTTGGTATGTGTTGAACTTCTGACGCTTTATGTACAAATATCTGCCACTCAGGCAACTCTTGCGCAATCTTCCACAACTGCCATAGATGGTTTTTACCACGAGGAGTTCCTAAGATCGCACACCATCCTCCATTGGCAGCAAGAATAGGTCTGATGAACGAGAATATGTCTGGTGGCATAAGTGCATACTCACTAAGAATAACTGCATATGGGTTGGTTCCTACAAGGGATGTGTCATATGTATCACCACCAATTATTTGCAGTATAGAACCATTCTTGAAACGTATTTTCATCTCAGCTTGGTTTATGCTCTCGACTAAGACCTTTGGAAGGTAATCGAGAAACTTTGTGCCATCAATTGCAATGGCATCAAAGACCGCTTTACGTCCTTGTGAGTACGTTGGCAATACATAGAACACAAGCGCTACCCTTTTAATGCATTGGCGAATGGCTAGATTCCAAAAAAGGATATCCTTACCCGCTCGTCGACTTGCAATGTAAAGTATACGCTTAGATTTTTTCTCTTCGACAGTATCCCAAATTTCCTCTTGATACCATCTCAGGGCAAACTTATCCAAATCTACTTGTACTTCAACACTCATTCATTATCCATTTACTAATTTCTTCCTACAAAAAGGACACCACGCAAAAATATTACACCAATCTTCTACGGGATTTACTATGCCAATAATACACATTGATTGTTTATCAAAATGGATCATATTTTCATAACTCCTTAACGATTGATCCATTAGAGTACAACAGTGAGGCTTATCACAGATTGCACCTTTTTGTTCTTCGTTCCAATATATTTTTTCACTCATTTATTCTCTTCCCACAGAAAAAACAAAACATCACCTCAATCAAATCACCTGAATCAGGATCTTGTAGTTTGTATTTTCCATCAATATAAAAAAATGTATGAATATGCTCTACTTCTGGACAATTCATTGCTAAACAGCGTTCCATAGTTAAACAACAATGCGGACCTTTATAGTCACGCCTTGCTTGTTCAACTCGTTCATCTATTTCTGCATGCCATTCTTTATCATTCATTCTGGTTGCCTACTAATCTCTTCCCATCCTACCACACACCGCTTACACTGCTGTCCTACTTCTGAGTTCACACAATCAGAACATGACATATCTTTCATACTACAAAGGGTAATGAGTTGAATATGAAAGAAGTCTTTATACTTCTCATTAATCCCCTGTAACACAGAACGCAGTTCATTGATTAATTGTTGCTCTAAGTGATCATCCATTATTTATCCTTTTCCTTCTATCTACAACATCTTGTAAAAGTTTTCCATGCCTTATTGGGAAATCATTCCAGTCATTTATCAACACTTGATAGCAAGACATATGTTTATGCAGGTCAGCTATATCTTCTGGAGAACCATGCGCATATAAATCTTCTTGCTCCTGAAAAAGAGAGTTGAGTTCATCAACTAAAACTGATTGCATATCCAAGTAATCACTCATGCTTGACCTTATGTTCCCGCTTCTTATGTTTATCAGCTTCAATTTTGTCTTTTAACAAACGATTTTCTTCTTCAAGACTGTTTATCTTTAACTCAAGCTCAAATGCTTGGTAATGGTTCATCGCTTTTAATTCTTGAATTTGATTTATCAGTTGTATAATCTCCAATTCAAGATCATTTATTTTTTTATCTTTATCAGCCTTTAATTGATGCAGCTCATGTTTACATTTGTTATGAGTAAAGAACATAAAACTACAAAGATCTTTCATCATTCCTCAACCTCTCTATTTCCAATCATCTCTTCCTTACTCACAATTCTCGGCTTGGCATCACTAATGATAAAGGTATGCGCCTGCTTCTCTTCTTCCTTCTTCATATCAGAATGATACTTGTTAATTTCATGCCATTCAGGATCATATTTATGCATATCTTTATAAGCGTATGCTCCATCAAGTTTCTTATTCATAGCTCCTACTCTCCGATGACAGGCAAGCGAAAGCTTAACGTCATCATACGCATCTTTAACATCAGGATATTTTGCTACCCATTCTTTCAATGTACGAAAAGGTATCTTATATTGTAGACAGAACTGCAGAATTTCTAATGATGAAGAATGTTCACTCCAAGTGAGCATGGTATATATCAGTCTCTTACGCCAATCATCACGCCCAGGAAATAAACCAAGAGTCTCCCTATCGAGAAAATCCATCCAAGAGCGAGATTTCGACAATTCAAGACTATCCGTGTTAGATTGTGAAGTTTTAACTAATTCCTTTTTCTTCATTCTACCTCTGTAATTTTCAACTCCGTTCTAGGTTCTTTATCATACACTTTTTTTATCGACAGGGAACAGATAACACGGGTGTCAGCAATTATTATGTCCTTTATAGCATCAATGAAGAACTTGTAAAGGCAATCGAGTGATGGCGTTATTGAATGATGAATTGAATTGGGTCGTTCTTTGATTGGTTTAGGAATTGGCATGTAAAATGTTACATCCATGTGAATAGGCTTATCAAAAAAAGGTTCTTCGTTGTGTTGTTGGTTGAGATATAATCCAAAACAAACTTTATCTCGCATATCAGCATCATAGGATCTATTTGCTCTACGCACAGCCTTGTGCCATGCTATTGGAGCTATTCTGATACAGTATGACTTGCTTCTCATTACTACTCTCCCTGTCTAACTCTGACAATTCTAACAATTTACATTCTAATTCTTTCTCGACATATCTAATCGACTCTTCTATTAAAAATCTAAAATGCTTATCAGGATCTGCAAGCTTAATTCGACAACCCTCAATCTCTTTGAGAAGAATATTACGACGTTCATCAAAGGAAAGAACTTGACGCTGTTTAATAACATTCACTTGTCTTGGCCTTTGAATATTAAATGGTTTCTGAGGTGTTCTACTATCTACCCCAATAATTTCGCACAAGTTATAATACCATTTCCAATCAGGTTTTAGATTATTATCAGCACAATATTTTGTAGCAAATAATATTATCCATTCCATTCTATTGGGAACATGCGGTACTTTTTTGTTAGCGATTGCATATTCTATCTCTTTGTAAACATGCTCAAGTGTCTCTTTTGTGAAAGCAATAAGCTTAAACTGTTCTTTTTCATCAAGGGTAAGAACCATAGATATCTTTTCGATGATAGGCGTAATGATTTCTGCCCTAATCTTTGGGTTACTCAGAATGTCTTTTATGCGAGGATCATGTCGATTGTCTAAAATAAGTTGTTTTTGTATTTCATTCACGAGCATTCTCCTTTTTTTATTTATTGGTTTTCTGGTGTATGTTGTTTTTTTCTCGCATGTGCGTGAAGATACATACATACATTTACTAAATAAACTATCTAAGATAAGAGAGTTCTTATTCTGTGTGACATTTTCGTATGAATAAATTATCTTATTTTTATGATCTACTCTTATTCCATGTGAAATATAGAGCTCTTGGTTCTTAGAAGAAAGGGAATTAATCCAATGAGAAAACGCATATTTCCCCCGTTTAATTTTGTCATTAAGGGTATAATAGTTTGTAGCGTACTTGTTTACTTGATGCTTGGTTATAAAGCCATCCTTATGAAACTTATTAGTAGCGCGAATAACAGTCCGTACTGTACAACCAACAAGTGATGCTATACGGACATTAGATCTTCTAATCCATGGAGCATTACGATATTTCATTAATATAGAAGCAATGGTTTGTTGAGAAGGAGTGCAAGAAGCTAGATAATGGTCAATCTGTGAATCTTTATGAGAAAAGCTTGGGATTAATAAGCTTTTTTCTTTTCTTGATGCTTGATTTATTTTATTATTGTAGTACATTATTAATATGTTTCCGTTGTTGAGCATCGCTTCTCAATATCTCTGGTAGGACGTTGACATCAGAAGTGGTGCTCTAGTTATCTTCTTTATTTCAATTAATAACGTGTTTTAGCTCTTGAAAGATAAAAACGCGTTATATACAAATTATAAAGATTAAGTATAAGGGTGAGTTTATACTCGCCCTATATATTTAATCGTTACAAATACCTGACAGTATTATTCTATAAAATACTCAATTTTTGTCCAGATTATTATTTAAATGATCATCACATAATGCAATCCAACGATTGTCCTCTTTAGTGCATCCACACATACCCATCCAATCAGGATCATTCACTATTTGAAGGAATTTATATTCTTCCCAATGCTTACGGCACATAGACCAATTTACAGGATTAGTGTTGCATTCATTACATATCATATTATTGCCTATTCTTTTCTATATACGATTTAACTGACGCATAAGATGCAAATGGCAGATCAGTAAGAGACCGTATGTCATTATCTTTAAGTATATTGGCATAGAGTACTTTTCCATTAGAGCATGATTTCAGTTGTGTATGTAAGAATTCAATTTCTTCTTTAACCAATAAATCTGATCCTTGTTTCTTTTTCTCAATATACTTTTCTTCATCTTCACCATCATCATCTTCAGTAGCAATAGCACAGAGAGATAACAGTGCATACTTCTTCATATAGGTATTAGCAGCGCCACGGCCTTGATTACCTGGCTTTTCACTTTCAAGGATACGGCAGTCTTCTATAAACTGTCCTGTTTGCACATGTATTAAACGTGTATGTAGATATTCTATACCATCTTCAGGTCGAGCAAAGTGCCATATAATAATATTGTTCTTAGATAATGCACCTTCAACAGCACGATAGATATCACCTATCTTGGCATATTCATATTTCTGGTGGGAATTAGTTCCGCCAAAGCCAGTTGATGAGAACTCTCTTTTAGCTAATAAGAATGCTGATGCCAATGCTGTGATATCTTGTGACATTGATTGGTTATAATTTTTGACTATTGGTTGTTCCATGACCTACTCCTTTTAAATCATATAATAAATATGATGCTATCAACAACAACTTTACTTCATCAGATTGATTTAATCTCATCTTGTTTACTACACTTTTAATCTTTTTCTTTAAAGATGCACTTATTATAGGACGTTTCACGATATCCTTTAGTGTATGGCACTCATATTTTTAGTTTCCCACTTATCAACAAATGTTTTTATTTTTCTCATAGTCTTCATAGAACATGATTCTGGATTACGCCTAATGCTCATCAGAGTGTTATGAGAGATATCCAAGTCACGTACTAATTCAACAGCTGATAGAAATTCACTACTACAAATATCCTCGAGCTTCTTTATATATTCTTCTCTAGTCATCATTATCCTTGTTTATTATATTCATCTTATATATAAGTGTATAGATTTGACATTAATTGTCAATAATCTATACTTATATCAAGTAAGTAATTAAACATCGACAAGCTGTCGACAGTTAATAGTCCGTGACAAAACGTCACAACCTGAGGTAGGAATGCAAAAAGATATGACAATAAAAGAAATAGCAGTTCTTCTACAAAAGAGAATTGATGCTCGTATGGAATCCTTTATGGAGCTTCATAATAAACTAAAAGCTATAACTGTTGAGATTGAAAATTTAGAAAAAAAGATGATTGTAATTATCAGAGAACTGGAACCTGTTCAATCTTTGATCTATAATCAAAATCCACAGCTAGAAAATATATTTGAATCACTCAAGCGTGTTTATGGAAAGGAAGAGAATGTCATTGATAGAGAAGCTCACTAATGAATTAGATGCTGAAATTAGTCGTATATACGGTGAATA